GACTAGCAAAGTTATCATTGGATGTTGACGTAAGGCTCTGGTCACCAAAGTTGATGCCATCAATGATACCGCCTTGACCAAAACCTGTTTTAGGAGAACGCATACCAAATTCTGGTACATATCCCGATCCAAGTTGGAACGGTGCTCGCACGTTAGGAGCATTATCCCAGTTTTTAGATTTGAAGGTCATATACGCCATGAGATATTGTTGGAAAGCATTATCTTGCGTATCATAGAACGTCATAGTCAACGGTTCGTAGGAAACATGAGTATTCACGTTCCTACGAATGTTGTACTGATTCAGGGTTTGTGTTTCAACTGTGACTCGCGGTAAGTCAGTTGATTTAACATAAAAACCAACACCGTTAACTATGCGAGAAGCAGCCGATCCTATTAGGCTACCAACTGCTCCGCCTGTTAATTCAGCGGTTGGGCCAAACTGCATTGTCCACTGATAAAGATTTCTAACTTCAGCAGTTTGACCCGGACCATATTGAACAGCTACGTTATCAAATTGGATCAGGCCCTTGCCACCAGTATCAACTGTAGTCATGAGCCATCACCTTTATTAGTTAGAGCCGTTAGCGGTTGCTGTTGAAAGTCCAGTTGCTCTATTTGGTTGACGTGATAGTTGTGAGCTACCGTTTACAACGTGATCGGCGTTGTCGTAACGAATTTGCATTGTGATGTTAACAACGTCGCTGGTTGCATAGTTGTTTTCACCGTATTGCACATTCTGTAAGAAACAACCAGCCAATGTCCATTCGTCAAGAACGATCGGAGTGTCGCCTGATATGTTTACATTGTTACCACCATCAAGTGCTTCAATTTTCATTGAGAACTTGTAGTTGGCGCCTGCAACAGGTGCGCTTTGTGCCGCGTGGTTCAACTGACGTTGAAGCTGGGCGGCAATATTTCTATCTACGTTTCCGCTGATATCATCCTTCACAGTCAATGTGATTGGATCCCAAGTGTGTTTACCAGCAAGGTAAATCTTTGAGTTGTATACATCAACAGTAATTTCTTCGTGTGTTAAGTTAGGCTTGGTTACGCTGACAACTTGTGATGTCAAAGTACTAGTTGCCGCAAGTCCACCAAAGTTCAATAGTGTGACACGGAAACGATAAGCTAACTTGGGCATCAGGATAGGGGAATCGCTTCCGCCTCCTGAGAGCTGTGGTACGCCAAAATTTATAACGGTGGCCATTTGGTATTCCTCCTGAATCTATGTTTATTTATACTGCCGGGCTCATATTCATTTAGTACGCCTAGAAAAGAGGCCTAGTTGACCTCTTTCCTATGCTATCCTTTAGACCCCTGCAGGTCCAAGGCTACCGGTATTAACTACACGTATTGGAATGTAGATGAATTCCGCGGCTTTTACAGGAGCAATAGCAACGTCCACGTACAACTCGTTTCTATCGATTCGAGCTGGTGTGTTGTTTGTTTCGTCGCAAACAACCAAGAAGTCGTACAATGCTCGCTTACTGATCATATCAGTTAAGAAGTCATCAAAACGATTCTTAACAGATGCACGTGTCTGCTTGTCGTTTGGTTCAAAGATGAACGGACGAGCTAGTGGCTCAAAACGTTCACGCAAGTAGCAAACCAAACGTGCTACGTTAACACGATCAAGTGCGCTATCATATGGATGCAATGTCTTCTGACCAAACACAAACAAGCCCTGTCCTGGGAAGTTTGTCATTGGATTGATACGCTTGTAGTACAATGCATCGCGCATGCCTTGGCTCAATGCCAATGGTACGAATTCGCTTTCGCCATTGACATAACCAAAGTTTGTTACGTTACTTACTGCGCCACGCTGTAGACCAGCTGGAGCAAACCATGGATAAGCTACCTGGTCGTTGTAGGCATAAGTGCGCAGTACTGCATGGCTAGCAGGAACAACAACATCATTACCGTCTAGGTCTGATGTGATTGCACTTGGATAGTAAACAGCTACGTTGGTATTGCGTGTAACAAGACCGTCTTCGCCGTTTACACCAGCATTGGTACCAGTTGCCCATGTCTCAACAGCTGAACCACGTCCGCTTAGACGCAATGGAGTATCACCGATAATAAACGCTGTTTCCTTGCGGTTCACGTTCAACTCGATCATCTCGTCGATTGTCTCTGGATAAGATGGGCAAGCAATTAAGCTGAAGCTTACTGTTTCATCAGCAAGTACTTCTTCACGAAGAGCTGCCTGCAAACGCTTGACAACCACACGACGCTGTGCTTTGCGCAACATGTAAGGTGCGCCAGCATTGAAGCCTGAATCGTAGTTGCCTGATTCTGTCTGCCAGTATGTGCCGTTGTATGTCTTGACGTTACCTGTTGAAACGATTGCGTTCCAGCACAGCATGCCAGTTGGGTAGAACAATGGATCTGGTGCATCAACGTCGATCAATGTTGCCGCGCCACCATCTGTGTCGTCATTGGCAGTTGTTGTCAAGTCAGCAAACACTACACCCATTGGTGTTGTTTGATCTGAATTGTCATGCAAGTCCCATGCGGCGCCATTGTATTCATAAATCTTTGGATAGTTTTCCATGTCTGAACTGTCAACCCAGATGTCGCCGACTGAAGGACCAGCAGGTGCATCGGTGTTGATGTATACATTGGCATTGTCGATTGGTTCCCAACCCAGTGCGCTCTTGCGATACAAGTCAACTGTTAGTTCGTCGTTGTACCACAATGTGCCTACTGCTGGATCACCAGCTGGCTCATTGGCATTGGCTTCGTATGTAAGATCTTCCCAACCTGAGGATGTGTAGATGCGCAACTTGAAGGCTGCTGAACCTGTTGTGGTCTTAGCATACACGCGGTTGATAACATTCTGACCGTTAGTGTTAGCTGTTGAATCATCTGGGTAAGCTAATATAGCAGTCTGTGCATTCACCCATGTACCTACCACTTGACCATTTGCAATAACATACTTCTTCAATGCTGGCAAGAAACCATTGTTTGGAGAAGTTGTCTTGAACCATAGATCGCCTGCGGCTGATGCATTTGGAATGCTATAGTGTGGGGCAATGTTTACCAGTGTTGTAACTGCGGCCCATGAACCTGCGGTTTTCTTGTAGATCTGATTTACGTTGGTCTGTGTTACCCAAGCATAATCACCATTTGATCCATATGTGGATGCTGGTGCGCTGCCTGTTAGATTAGCAGTAGCTGGTAGCAGAAGAGTAACTGGTGACCAGTTGTCATAAGCATCGCCTGCGGCAGCTGATTTGAAAAGACCAAAACGTGCGGCAGATATATCCATCCAGTAAGTGCCAGCGGCTGGCTGCGATGTTGGTTCTACTGCGGATGGCTCTAGCTGTGCTAGGTCAACATCAGCACGGATAACGTATGCACGGTTAGCAAGACCCAAGAAGCTGTAGGCTGCATAGAGTCCGTATTCGTTTGTTTCGTATCCATGTACTGGTGTACCATCAACGATCTTGAACTGTGGCTTGCCGTATCGGATCAAAAGATCGCGTTGGCTAGTTAACAATTCCAAGACATTTGATTGTGATGTACTTGATGCAATCGTGGATCCGTCCACGCTGTATTTGTTTGCCTCTGTAGCAATCGCTATCAGTGGTACTGTGCCGTTTCCGGCTGAAACGTAGATGCTTTCGTCAATGACGCTAATCGCTACGCCTGGTGAAGTTAAAGTTGCCATGTTCAAATCTCCTGAGTAT